CCCCTCGGGGAACCAGAAGCCCGACAAGGCCCGCAGCGCCGACAAGATCGACTCAATCGTGGCCGGGGTGATGGCCCTGGACCGGGCGCTGCGCCACGTGGCGCCCCGCGAGGAATACGCGGCAGCCGGATTCTGAAGGATGGGAGGCGGGTCAGGTGACACCCGATTACGAGCAGCTGCGGCAGGCGGCGGCCATGAAGCTGAACATGCAGGCCGCCCGCGCGCTGCACTACCAGTCGTACTACGACAACGAAGCCGGGATCATCGCCCTGCTCGATACCGAGGAACGGCAGACCTTCAAGACGTTCCTCTCGGAGTCCGGGTGCAACTGGTCCGAGCTGGTGGTCAACGCCGTGGCCGAGCGGCTGCGGGTGGTGGGGTTCCGGTTCGGCTCCGAGGCCGACAACGAAGCGGCGTGGACGCTGTGGCAGGCCAGCCAGATGGACGCCGACCACGAGCTGGTGCAGTCCGACGCGCTGATCATGTCCAGCTCGTTCGTGCTCGTGCAACCCGACGAGGACAACCCCAGCGGCGTGGCCATCACCCCGGAATCCGCCTACCAGGCCACCGTGCTCTACCAGCCCGGCAACCGGCGCAAGCGGCTGGCGGGCTACAAGCGGTACGGCACCGACACCGATTTCGCCCTGGGCGAGTGGGTGCAGACGGCGGGCACTCCCGCAGCGGGCGCCGTGGTGGAAGTGCTGATCACGCCCGAGGCCATCGTGACCTGGTGGCCCGAGGACCCCAGGGACGCCCCGCAGGTCCAGACCAATCCGGCCGGGGTCGTGTCGATGATCGAAGTGGTACCCCAGCCGCGCACCCTCGGCCCGGCCCGGTCGGAGCTGACGCCCATCACCACGATCATCGACCGGATCAACACCACGACGTTCAACCTCATGGTGAGCGCCGATTACGGGGCGTTTAGGCAGGTGTGGGCGACGGGCATCAAGATTGCCCGCGACGTGATCAAGTCCGCCGATGGCACCGAGACGATGGTGGTGACGCGCCCGTTCGACATCGGCGCCAACCGGCTGCTGGCGAACGAGGCCCCGGACGGGCGGTTCGGCAGCTTCCCCGAGGCCACCCTGGCGGGCTACCTGGCCGCGATCGAGCAGGACGTGACCCACCTGGCCGCGATCACCCAGACGCCCGCCCACTACCTGCAAGGCCGCATGATCAACCTGGCCGCGGACGCGATCAAGGCCGCCGAGGCGGGCTTGGTCTCCAAGTGCCAGCGGCGGGCGCTGCACATCGGGGAGGCGTGGGAAGAAGTGATGCGGCTGGCCCTCGGGCTGACCGGCAACGCCGCCGCCGCCAACGTCGAGGCCGAGGTCGTCTGGGCCGACATGGAGACCCGCTCCGAGGGGCAGCGGGTCGACGCCCTGGTCAAGATGGCCACCCTCGGCGTGCCCGCCCCGGTGCTCTGGCAGAAGTGGGGCGCGACCCCGCAGGAGATTGAGGCGTGGCAAGCTATGCGCACGGCCGAGGGGCTGCCGCCCGTGCCGCCGCCGACCGCGCCGGGGGCGCCGGGCTCCCAGCCCGCCGCGCCGCCGGTCCCGCTACCCGCGCCCGAGCAGCCCCAGCCCGAGCCCGCCTGACCGAGAGGACCACCCATGACCACACCCGCGCCAGCGCCACCAGCGCCAGCGCCCCCAGCGCCCCCAGCGCCGACACCACCACCCACCCCGGAACCACCCGGCCCGCCAGCGCCGCCCACAGCCCCGGCTGGGGCGCCTACGGCCGAGGACCTCGCCCGGCTCACCGCGTCCCTGGAAGCCGAGCGCATGGCGCGGCTGCGCGTCCAGGGGGAGCTGGACGCCCTCAAGCAGACCACCATGTCCGACGCCGAGAAGGCGGTCGCCACCGCCCGCGCCGAGGGCAGGGCCGAGGCCCAGCGTGAGGCATCGCTGCTGCTGGCCGCCGCCGAGTTCCGCGCCCAGGCATCCGGGCGGATCGCCAACGTCGACGCCGCGCTAGGCGTGCTCGACCTCGGCAAGCTGGTGGCCGCGGACGGCCAGCCCGACCGCAAGGCCATCGGCAAGCTGGTGGAGCAGCTGGCCGCCGTCCCGCCGCCGCCGCCGCCGCCCGGTCACGTCCCGCCCGGCCCCCGGCAGACCGTGCCCGCCAACGGCGACGACGACTGGCTGCGCCGGGTCCGCCGCACCCGGTAGGTCACGACCGGATCACGACCACCCGCCCGTGTCATCCGAGCCCGCCCCTGGGGCGTCCCCATCCGCAAGGGGCCACCCGCCGAGCGAGCAGGGAGACCACGTGAACACCAGGACCAGGATCACCGCCGTAGCCATCGCCGCGATGGCGGCCCTCGGCACCGCTGGCGGGCTGGCCGCGTCGGCGAGCGCCAGCACGGCGGGCGGCGAGCCGACCCCGAGCCCCACCATCACCCAGCCGGTACCCAGCCCCACCCCGCCGGTCGTGGGCCTGCGGAACTGCCGGTTCACCGTGACCGACGAGTGGACGTTCGTCCCGCAGCTGGGGCGCTTCGTCGACGTGCGGGTGCCGTCGATCACCTGCGTCGACCGGTGGCGCCGGGTGACGGTCTACACCCTGTCCCAGCAGGGCGGGGACCTGTTCGGGCGCTAGGCTTCGGTGTAACGGGGCGGGCGGTCCCCGCTTGGCCGCCCGCCCTTCGGTTTGCCCTGGGGGAGCGCGGTGCCCGAGGAAGACGAGCGGCTGGTGGTGCTGTGCCTGAACTGCCAGCGCCGACCGGCCAGGCCGGGCTCGCCTTACTGTTCCCGGCTGTGCCGCTGGCTGCACCTCGGGCGGCGGCTGAGGTTGCTGTTCCGCGCCCGGCCGGAACCGTGTGGCTGTGGCTGTCCAGGGCTGGCTATCGGGCACGTCCTGGCGTGGTTGTGACCGCCCGAGCCCGCGCCCGGTAGCGGGCTTCTCAGCCGCGCTGTCACACGATGCCCCGCGATGCCCCCCGATGTCTCCCGATGCCCCCGAGGTGGGCAAGCAGGGCACCGCGCGCCTATGATGACCCCGATGCCCGTGCGGCGTGATGCGGCGGGCAGCCGGTGGCCGAATCCGGGCGCTTCACGAAGCGTGATGCGGAGGCCCGGCGGGCGTGCGGCGTGATGCGGCGCCCGACCGTGGTGGCGCGCAAAGCGGCGTGACCTGATCACGTCGTCACGCTGGGAGCCACCACCCATGACCACGCCATACGCGCCGCCCCTGGACTTCTCCGGGGTCATCCCGCCCGAGTTCAGCGTGCAGATCATCGAGGAAGCCGTCCGCGCCTCGGCGGTCCTCCAGATCGCCAACCTCATACCGATGGGCACCAGCATCACCGAGATGCCCATTCCGTCCACGCTGCCCACCGCCGGGTTCGTGACCGGCGCCGGGGGCCGCAAGCCCTGGACCGACATCGCGCTGACCACCGCGACCCTGCACGCCGAGGAAATCGCCGCCATCACGGCCATCCCCGACCAGTACCTAGAGGACTCCAGCATCAACCTCTGGGGCTACGTGCGGCCCAGGATCGCCGAGGCCATCGGCCAGGCGCTCGACAACGCCGTGCTGTTCGGCACCGGGGCACCCGCGACCTACCCGGTGGGCGGCATCGACGCCATCGCGGCCAAGATCGCACCGGGCACCGACGCGGTGGACACCGTGAACCAGGCGATGGCAGCGGTCGAAGGCCAGGGGCTCATGGTCGACGGGCACGCGGCCGACCTGGTGGTCCGCTCCGTGCTGCGCGGCGTCCGCGCCAACACGGGCGAGCTGCTGCTGGGCACCACCCAGGCCGGGGACCTCACCCAGCCGACGCTCTACGGCGTGCCGATCGCCTACAGCTCGTTCGGGTCGGTCGGCGGCACCTTCCCCGACTTCTTCACCGGGGACTGGAACTACTGCTTCATCGGCGTGCGGCAGGACATCCGCTACGCCATGGACCCCAGCGCCGTCGTGGCCGACAGCACCGGCAAGGTCCTGATCAGCGGCTTCCAGGACAACCAGACGCCGTTGAAGGTCTGGGCCAGATTCGGGTGCCAGATCGTCAAGCCGGTCACCGTCCGCAAGCCCACCGGGGCCAACCCGTTCGCGTGCGCCGCGCTGGCCACGAAGGTTCTCCCGACCAGCGCCGAGGCCGACACCGCCGACGCCAAGGGTGCGTCCAAGGGCAAGGCCGCCTGACCCGTGACGCTGGCCGAGATGTTGGCGCTGCTCCCCGACAACCAGACCGGGGAAATCAGCGCGGCCGACCTGCGCTCGATCGTGACCGACCTGTTCACCGCGACGGCATCGGGCAACAACGCAGG